TTTCGCATAATGAGTCGCGGATTATGTTTCTTTCCGCAGCCGTATAATCGCTAACGGCAAGGAATTTAACATCAGTCCGCATTATGCGAAATCGTTTTTACTCTGTATTTATAGGCCTTTTTGCGCCAACTGCCATGTATTAAATATCCCAATAATCATCGATGCCGATCCCATTGAAACGAAAATCCAAAATAATCCTTTATCGTTAAGCCCCCAAGAAACCGATGCCATCATAAAGAAAAAGCTGCACAACAAGCTCTGAATCATTATTTGTTTTAGGTGTTTCATAGCTCTAATTCCTTTTGTTTTTCCCTGCTTGATAGTGCGTCTATTACTTCCTCTGATGCTATCTCAAACAATATGTCCATCCTTGCGTCTTTAGATTTGTAGCATTGTTTTTCGCTCATTTTTTCTCTGATGAACGCTCTTGGTTCGCTTCCTGATGCAGCTAGAAATTGAGCCATAGTTTCGTCGATTGACACCGATGCTCTTTTTCCGCTTTTAAGTTTTCCGTCGATAATCATTTTTTGCCTCACATAAGATATTATGTAATCTATTTTACGCGCATAATATATTATGTCAATACCAAATACATAAATATTTATGTTTTCCTTTAGCCCATAATATATTATGTTTCTCGATCGAGATTGTTCGACTGCAGTCGAAATATTCAGACTTCCACACTGATAAACCTAAGCGCTTTAGCGCGCACAGCGTAGACCTTGTGTCGTAGCGGCCGCTTTGCGGCTTCTTCGGGGGAGTGGAGGCCAGCAGGCCGGAAGGAAGGGGGCAGCGCCCCCTTGAAATACGCAAACGTAGTGCGCAGCCCGAGAGGGCGTAGTTTTGTTCGGATGCATCTCATACGGGGTACTCTAATACCCCGTATCACTCCCATAATGGGAGTTACCGATTATTCTTTGCTTCTTCAATATCCTTGTATTCAAGTTCTTTTATCGCCTTAAACAGTGCGGCATCAACCAAATCTGTTGGCTTTATCATTTCGCCTTTTTTTGATGAAAGCTCCCATGCCTTCTCTTTTATCTCAGCCCATCTAACTTCCTTGATGTGGTAGCTGTGGCCTTTGCTCATTTCGTTCGAATCCCAAGTCATTGAAAGTCCTTAAATTTTCTGATTTCTGGATAAATATGTAAATCATAACTTGATTTATGATTACTGATTTGTATATATTTGCATCCCAACTGATTTATGATTTCTGATTTCTTCTTCTCAAGGATAGGTGGATGTGGGATAAAGCCGACATAAGAATACCGTTTGCCCTTGCTCATGTTCATGAGCTTAGCTCCCAAAACGATGATCTTGTTGGCGGTGTAGACCCTAAAATTTATGATTTCCCCCTTCACGCTCAAGTTGCCATGGTTAATGGGGCGGCTACTGTTTCAGAGATTAGGGCTCAAAAGTGGGGCTCTATACCGTCCAGCATTAGTGAAATGGCTGTCGGTTTCTTTCCAGAAGGTAACGGCCTGTACAAATGGCCTCATGTATCCATCAAAGCCAGTCCATCAAAGATACTTCAAGGCCATAATGTTTTTGGCTCTGAAAACATAAAGCCTGGCATCGCTCAGATGCTTGGCAACTTGGCTCAGGCATTTCCGCTTATCTGGTCTCATCTCGATGTTAATGCTGCTGAAATTCGCTACTTAGATTCGACTTATTCCGCTTTTGTTGAGAGTGAGTATCAGAGGAACCAGATTCTTAGAGTCTTTGAATCCCTTTTTCCAAACAAGGACAGCATTTCTCGCTATCAGGGATACCTTCAAGGCAATAAAACTTCTGAATACACTCGCCAAAAAATCTATTTCAAAGATGCAGAACTTACTTTTGATCACGAACAAGCGCTGAAGAAAAACCAGAAAGACAAGGCCGATATTCTCGGCAATCCATTGCTGCATGATTTTGCAAAAGGCCGTACTCGTTTCGAGGCGACCACTGGCCATAGGGCGCTTGAGTCGCAGGCCATACCAACCAACTTAAAGTCATTTCTTAAATTCCATGATTGGTTTGAATCTGTTCATAAAGAACCGCTGTGTCGGTATCTGTGGGGAAGGGCGTTCAACCGCTATTTTGACCAACTGAGAGGTCACACAATGAAAAATGTCGATGACGATACCATCCGCCTGAAAATACAAATGAAATTTGATGTTCCAAAAACGAGCCTTAAGACCGGCAAGGTCACTATGTGTCGTCGTAGATCAAACTCCCTTTTTAAGACCTACAGGCAGATAAAGGCAGAAGGGTATGACCAGCTTGCAAAAGAGAATAACTCTAGCTTTTTCAGGAACGTAAAATTTCTAGAGCAGGCCGGACTTTCTCGTGCGTTCCTTAAATCACTTGACCCACACAAACCGAATGAAAATGTTGTGCCTATGGTGCAGCTCATCAAAGTTGATTTCAGTCAGCAGCGGCCTGACTGGTATGTCGAACCCAAAGCAGGGTATGACGATCCGCGCCGCCATTTGCGAGTTGTCGCTTAATTCTATTGGAGAAAAAAACATGCAAGCATTATTGAAAGGTCGTATTGAATCATCAGAGGTTTATAACAATCAGGTTTATACCGTTGTTACCGAGCCTGCAATTGACTCTTACAGCTCACCCCAGCGCTTTAAGGTTAAATCAGAAGCACAGCTGGGCGCTGTTGGTGCAGAGATCACTTTACAAGTCACCCTTCGTGGCAACGTTCGCCAGAAGACTTACACCGATAAGCAAACAGGTCAGGTTAAACAGTTCAATGAAGACAACGTTTATCTTGACGCTGTGATTGCTCAACAGCAGCCTCAAAAAAAGGTTAGCTAGAAATGTATTTACGCTGTGACGCGACTTTAACCATTGACGCAACTGGAGCGCCTTTGTGCGACAACTGGACAGCGCTTTCTGAATCAGAAATTGCTGCAAATATTCAGGCCGTCAATGATGAGAGCGTTTTAGCGGAGCTTATTCAGTATATGGAATTGGCCTTTAGTGTCCCCTCAGCTGAGGTCATACAGGTTGCCTTTTTGGCTGGCCTGTCATTGCCGTTGATCTCGTATCTAACGGCATGGGGGTATCAAACTGTAATCAACTTCGTTAATCGATAAAGGAGATAGACCATGGACGCTATTGTTGCTGCCATTGACGCCGCCCCAATTGTTGCCGGTATTACTGCGATCGCTGCGATCAAAATTTTGCCCGGTGTTTCAAAGTGGGGTTTCAATAAGGTTATCGGCTGGTTCCGTTAACCGAGCGGTTTCCCGCTCATCCGAAGGCGGGGGAAACCTCGCCTTTTTTTGTTTCTGGGGTTCACAAATGTTCATTCAATATTTTGCTTTCATACTTGGGGTCTTGGTGGCTTATGCGATTATTTCAGGCTTTTCTACTCATCAGTAGCTTGCTTCTTTCGTCTCTAGCTAGCGCAGGCTGGATCAACTACCGGAATGCCGGCGGCTTTGACTCTGGTTTTTGTACTTATTATGCGGGCATTGATTACCCCGGTCTTCCTGTTGTTTTTGAAGCGGAAAGTAAAAATTGTTACGTATTTCTTGATTACCCTAACACGTCGCCTTGTGTTGAGCCTGATGAGTGGGACTTTGAAGCTCAGGCCTGTACACAGCCGCCCCCAGATCCTAACGATCCAGCTGGTGATAACGATGGTGATGGTCACCCTAACGGTGAGGATTCTACGCCTAATGGCGAATATCCTGATGCAGATAACGATTCTATTGCAGATGATGAGGACGCCACGCCTAACGGCTCCGGTTCTGGTGATGGGGAGAACGGTGCTTGGGAAATGGGCGATGATCCATGGGCTGATGGTACCGGCGCAAACCCCGGAAGCATTGTCGATGACAGTGGACGCGTATGGGAGCCGTCGGACGCCACTTGTGATTTAGGTGCTGGTATATGCATGGGCAGATGGGAGCCTACAGATACTTTCGTAGATCCACACGATCCAAGCACATGGCCTCCGAATTCCGTCCCAAGCTCATCTTCTGATGCACCAAACGCTGTATCTCCCGACGGTGTTGTTGATTACGAAAGTGATCCCTTTACCGATCATAACCACACGCCTAACGACATTCCCGTTTTGGTTGATCGTGATACTGCAACAACGACTGATGATGTCGGTACTATTATTGACTTGACCAAAGATACTAGGATTCAGCCCGATGGTGATGAGGAGGTGACGATTACTCGCTCAGAAACTCGCACCGACGGCACAACGACAACCACCACCACAACAACGCACACTGATCGTCAGACGGGCACCAAAACATCGACAACAGTGGTTACAGATAAAGACGCTGATGGCAATGTCACCGGAACCAATGTTACAGGCACCAGTACCAACGAAAACGGTGAGGAAGAGGGCGAAGGTACTGCATCTGGAGGAGCAACATGTAGTGCGCCCCCAGTGTGTGACGCCGACCCTGCCGCATGTGCAATTCTTCAGCAGCAATGGCTTGCTCGCTGCCCTCAAGAGGATCCCGCTGAGTTGAATAGCGGCATACCTGAAGGGGAAGAGGGCATGTCTTTTGATGACTCTCTGGGTAAATTTAAAACACGCATGGAAGCACTTCCTGTGCTTCAAGATATGGAATCGTTTTTCACTTTGCCTAGCGGCGGCAGCTGCCCGACTTGGTCGGTTAATACGTGGGTTTTTTCGATTACCATCAACCAATTTTGTTCCAATCACATCCCTTGGGGTTTGATCTCTGGAATGATTTTAGCAGCTGCTTCTTTTGCGGGTTTTCGTATTGCGTTTACTTGAGGTGATTTATGTTTGAGAAGATTACGAAGTTCTTTAGCGAGTGGTGGGACAAGGTTGTTGATTTCTTGCTTTGGCTTCCGATTAAGATTTTCGATCTTTTTCTTGATGCGGTTGCAACCATCATCGAATCGATTCCTTCACCTGATTTCATTGTCAATAACGCACTTGGTGACTACATACATCAGGACGTTCTATGGTTGGCGTCTCAGGCTGGAGTCAATGACGGCTTGGCGATTATCGCTGCTGCAACGGTTTTTCGGTTTCTTCGTCGTGTACTCACATTGGGGATCTGGTAATGATAGTTTTTCATGAGGGCTTGCCCGGATCGGGAAAGAGTTACGAAGCATGCTTGATGCACATAATCCCTCAGCTCAAGAAAGGGCGCAGGGTGGTGACAACCATTGAAGGCATTAACCATGAAAAGTTTTCTGAGCACACCGGCATACCTGCTGCTTTTCTTCGTCAGAATTTAATTGACGTTTCCAATGATCATATCGAGGATGATGACGAACGATACGAAAAGCAAAAAATCGATATTCTGGAGCACTCAGGGAAGGACTCGATGATCGTTATCGATGAGATCCAAGATCTGTTTCCTAATGGTCGCCAGAAGCTGCCGACTCAGTGGTCAAAATATTTTGCCTCTCATCGCCATGAAGGTCTTGATATCATTTTGATGGGTCAGGACTTTCGTGACATGCATTCCCTTTTGAAGCGGCGTACACAGCGCAAGATTGTGTTTGTTAAGCAGACCGCTATCGGTAAGGACACGAGTTATAAGTGGGAGGCGTGGGAAGCGACTACGCCTGAAAAATTCCAGAAGATAAATTCAGGCACTCGAAGCTATGAACAAAAATATTTCGGACTCTACAAATCGCACACTGACGGCACCAGCCATAAGCAAGCGTACAAGGATAAAAGGGCGACGATTTTTAGTCACGGCGGCTTCAAGTATGGTCCGCTTGTGCTGGCACCCTTACTGGTGTGGTCAGCGTTTACGTTATATGACTTTTTTACACCTAAAGTCGAAGCGGCCACTCCTGAAAAACCAGAAGCCCGTCGAGTGCATTTTCAGCCGAAGCAGGAGTCGCCAAAAATAGTAGAGTCCAGCACTAAATCTTCATCGGATCATCAAGTTGATGAGGAACCTGAGCCGCTCGATGTGTTTGACGAGCTGGCTAGCCAGTATCGGCCGCGGTTAAGTGGTTTTGTTGCAGGACACTTTAACGGTACGTACAAGGTGGTTGCGAATGTTCAGATATTGGATTCTTCCAGTCACAAGAAGGATGTTTTCAGTCTCGTCGAGTTGGTTGATATGGGTTGGAGTTACGAAGTTCGTAAGTCGGGTCTGAAGCTTTCGAAGGATAACGTCGAGTACCTCGTGCGAGCATGGCCAGTTGATGAGTGGGGAAAGGTTAACGTTGGGACGCGTGAGGCCTTGGGGAGCGCCCGTCGCGTAGCGTCGGCCGCACCCCAAGCCACACAGCGCTCCCGCAAATCCATCCTTATAGATCACACGCCGCGCCCGCGCATGGTTGTTTCTGACTAGCCTTTGATTTCGCATAATGAGTCGCGGATTATGTTTCTTTCCGCAGCCGTATAATCGCTAACGGCAAGGAATTTAACATCA